CGGTTCCGCTTCGCTCCACCTGCGCCCGGCAATGGCGGCGGAGACGACAATGCACTAACTATCTACCCGGACCACCCGGTGGGGGCTGCTCAGCTGAAGTTCAGCCACCACCAGCCGCGATTCCTCGTCTCCCCCTGATTATACCCGTCGTCCAGCATGTCGCCGATGCGACGCAGCTCGTCGGCGAGTTCGCCCTGGAGAAGGTCCTTGGCGTCGAGGTGGAAGGTGGTGATGTCAGGGTCCCCGGAAACCGCCAGCTCCGGCATGTCGCGGGGCTTCCAGGCGCACGATGCACGCCAGTACTTGCGCGCGACATGGTCGGCGACCGCCGCGTCCTGGTACTCGGCGCGATGCGCCTCGCAGGCCGCGATCGCCTCCTCGAGCGTATCATGCGAGGAGAGATAGTCCTGTTCCTCGGGCATCTCGGACGGCTGGCTTGTCCTCGGATAGGCACGGAACCGTCCGTCGCGGACGGAAGCGGAGAGAGAGGGGCGCGTGTCCGGGCGCGGAGCGGACTCCTCGGCGATCCCGCTGCGCAGTCCCTCGATGATGTCGGTCAGGCTCTCGTATTCCTCCATGAGGAGACATTCGCGTCCGGCCATGGCCTCGAAGTAGATCTGGATGACCTCGAGGTCGCTCAGGCGCTTGCGCTGTTCGGCGGTCGGCACCTTCTGGCCATGCGTCTGCGCATCGTTCCAGTGCTCGACGCACCAGGACGCGATCTCGATCGCGAGGTCCGCGGCCGTGCTCTCGCAGAAGAAGGTGTGGCCGTGGAAGCCGTAGCCCGTCTGGATGACGGCGCGCCAGTCTTCGTTTGACTCGCTCGGTGCGGGTTGAAGGGGACGCGTCAGCAGCGGAATCTCGCTGACGGTCACGCGCCTCAGATCCGCCAGGCCACCATACGGAGTGGGTGCGAAGTGCTTCGTGCGGTCATCCTCGATGCCGTCCAGGAACGACCGGGCAATCGCATAGGGCATGTCGGTCGCTGCGTCGCGCACCAGCACGACGCTGTCCGAGCCGAGATCCAGCTGGCCGATCGGCTGGGCACTGGGAGGCGTGAGGGCGCCGACTTCCGACAGCTTCGAGGTCTCGTTGGAGGACCGGTGACCGAAGGCGGCGGCCGCTACCTCGAGCAGTTGCGAGCGCTTCAGGTCGATACCCTGCTCCGCAAGGGCGGCGGCGAGGCGGTCGAGGTGAATGGCGATGGGCTTTGCATTCTTCATGATATGGCTCTCCGTGCGGGCGGGGCCGGCTTGATGCGCGGGGGTTCCGTTGCCGCCGACGCCGGCCGCCCGTTCGAAGAGTGGGTGGTCAGATGTTCAGCGTATCGTAGTCCCGTGATTCGCCTGCGGATGCGACACCGCACGCCCGAGGGCGCTGGAACCGGCCGGCTCACGGGAGCCACTGTCTTCGGCAGATTTCTGCCCTGCTACTGATATTTTTTTACAGATAGGAACGTGCCGGCTGCTGTTTACGCAAAGGGTGGTGTAAACTGGTCGTACGCTCAGCCGTGTTCGAATTAAAATTCGTGATAGGTATTAGCCATGAGGGATGGCGATAGCATCGGGCTCGGGACATGTCACATTGGGGTCTGCCGTGCCGAGAGACGGCAGATCCCCAAGCAAGTCCCAGCTATGGCGCCAGGAAGCGCCGTTCGATGCTCGCGATCGGCTCGTCACCGTCCAGAGCGCGTATGTACACGACGCCGTCCATGGGAAGCGAGGTAGCAATGACCTCGATCCTGAACGGCTGCCCGTCCTGCATGACGAGGTCCGCAGTTCCGCAGAAGCCGGCCGCATAGGCGATAAGCGCTGCGCCCGCGCCCGCCAGGCTTCGCGCGGCCTGGACGAGCTCGTCATCGGGCTGCGTGAACACGAGGTAGACGCTCAACTCGTCGCGATCGTCATCTTCGGTCATGCCCGATCTCCGGCGGCTCTCGCACGCGTCACGATCTCGTTCGCCACGACGGGCCATTTCACGACATTTGCCGCAGCCCGCAGACGTTCCCAGTCGACGGAGTCGAATTGAAGCCGGTCGAGAGCGCGCTTCAGCGCCGCGATGTCCGCTCCCTCGCCGTAGCGGCCGCCGACGGTCGCGGGCACGTGGCCGCAGAGCTGGTCGAGGACGCGTTCCTGGACGTCGACGCTGCGTCCCTCGTCCTTGAAGCGGTGGCGGAGCGAATGGAAGACGAGCCGCTCGTCGGTGCTCACCACCGCGTTGATGTGGCGGTTGAGACGACGGCTCGCTTCCTTGGTCAGCTTGCCGAACGGGTTCGGGCGCAGATCGGGGAAGAGCAGATCGATGCCGGCCTTCTTCAGCGCATCGACATAGCGGCCGAAGCCGAGTGCGAGGACGTGACCATGAAGCGGAACGATCCGGCGCGACCCCTGCGTTTTCACAGATTTGTCGGGAAGGCTGGCGTCAGCCGTGTCGGCCGCCACGTCGTCGATGTCGATGTACATGATCTGGCCATCGAGCTTCACGTCGGCGACGCGCGCCTGCCCGACTTCCTCGAGCCGGGCACCGGATGTCAGCCCGAGCAGAAACAACCAGTAGAGCGTGACGTCGCTGACCGCCGTGCGTCGGCGTAGCAGCAGGTCGGGGCGTACGAACAGGTCGCTGGAGAACAGCTGCGCCAGCTCGCCGGGCATGAAGCTGCGTCGGCCGCGGGCCGCCCGGCTGAAGCCGATGATCCGGACGCCGGTGCCGACGTTGTGCGTGATCCAGCGCTGCTGGTGCGCAAAGCCGATCAGCGCCTGGATGGACCCGATCCGCTTCTTCAATGTCGTCGCGCTGACCCGGGGCGTATCGCTGTGCTCGTGCTTGGCAAGCCGCTCGTTGAAGGGCAGGGCGCGATCGGCCCGCGGCATGCTCGCCGGCAGCTTCCTGGCCTCGTCGCGATAGTCCATCAGCATGTCGGAGGTTAGCGTCTCGACGGGTATGTCGCCGAGATAGTCGATCAGGTCCTCCGTCGCGCGCTCGACCTCGGAACACGACTGTGCTCGAGGCTTCTTCTCCTCCTTCCAGAGGGTCAGCAGCTCGCGAAAGCGCAGGTCCGGACGCAGACGCGGCTTCGACGCCGTCCGGCGAGGCGCATCGATGTCCGAGCGCAGGCGATCGTTGTCCTCGCGCACGCGCGCGTTCCACGCCTGCATGATCAGGAGGTGATTGGCGGGGATCTGCGCCACCGGCGGGTCCTGGTCCTTGACCTCGTCGAGCACCGTCCGGCTCGCCTTCAGCCAATCCGATGGCGAGGTCTGCCGCACGATCGCCAGCCAGCCGTCGCCTGGCAGAGGGTGGCCGCGCTTCTTGATCAGCTCCTCCGCGCTGTCGTCAGCAGGAAGCATCGCAACAGGGATGTCGACGCCAAGAGCGAAGCGGGCCGCCTCCTCGAGCCAGTAGACGAGGCCCAGCGTGGGCCAGCGTGCCCAACTTCCACTAGCGTGTCTGGTTCGGATGAACTCGTCGACGATCACCCTGGCCCGCTCGGGAGAGATCTCGTCGGCGAGCTTCTGGGCAGCGACGCGCGCCTCGGCGGCGGCCATCTCCTGCTCGAGCTCGGCGTGCGCCAGGACGAACAGCCGCTTGGCCTCGGCGGGGTCGCGGGTCTTGAGCGATCGGCGGATCTGGCGCTTGCCCATTTCTGAGCGAAGATGGGGCGGCAGCTCCTTGTAGAGATAGTAGATCCCGGTCTGTGGATGCTTCCAGGGGGTGATCATCTGCACCATGCGCTTCTATACCCGTCCTCTATACCTGCGGACGGTGAAGCTGGCGTAAATCCTGGATTTCCGCGCTTCCGAGCGAAGCTGGTGACCCCTACGGGAATCGAACCCGTGTTTCAGCCGTGAACACAAATTCCTGTGTGTTTTCAGTGGCTCTTCCCACAATTCACTGTTCGTTCTTGTCGTGTGATTCCATAGCGTTACGCGTCTTGTGGGAACCTGACTTAGCGTTGATCGCCCGATTCGCGGTCGAGTTTTTCAGCCACGGCCTCACGTATCCACGCTGCGCGATCACGGTCGCCACGCGCTTCATCGACGCGCGCTAATAAAGCCGGTGCCCAACGCATCGGCACCATCACCGTTTTCTCGCCTGTTCCGCCAAGTGGCTTCCTGCCCATGGATTTCCCGAACGCCCTTTCACCTCGCGCCGCAGCATGGATGGCCTCGTTGATAGCGGAGCGCGCGGTGTCAAGTGGAACGGCAAACCATTCTCCCGAAACCCAGGACTCTCGCAACGCCATGTGCGCCAACGCTTCTGCCTCCGCGTCAAGGCCATCAGGAGCCTGCGCTTCGAACAACAGCCGAATTAGCCGTGGCGACCCCGTTTGCACGGAGTGAAGCCGAGATTTGGGCCGCAAGGCGCGACCTATTTTGAGCGGCCCCTCGTCTCCGCCCATGACGTACAACATACTTTTCCCCTTGCTGCCATCGTATATACGCTATATAACGTCTATACGTAACGGAGACAAGCAGTGACCTACACCGCCAACGACATCGCCAAGGTTCGGACGCTGGTTCAGGCTGGTATCGACATGCTGAAGGCAGCGGGTTGGACGGAAGACATGATCCGCCCTCGTCTCCGTTTCATGGCTGACGAGGCGATCGCCTTTCTCCTTGCAAAGGAGGCAGCATGAGCGATACCTCTCACAAGCAGCGGATGCGGGAGGCCTTGGAATTGACCGAGGCCAACCTCACCAGCTTCATCTGTACGCGTAGCAGCCTTGGCGCTGGCGAGCAGACCGTAATTACTCAGGCACTGACCGGCTGGCGCAATGAGGTCCGGCGCGCGCTTGGTAGCTGGCATCCCGGCGGCCGCGCTTCTCTGCCAAAGATTACGTTCGATCAGTATGGTGAATGCATCTGTACCCGGTGCGGAATCCGGCATGGCCTCGCTCCAAAAACCGGCGATTTCTGATGTGCGGCACCGGCGCGCATCCACCGAAATGCATCGGCTCAGCGGTCTACGGGCCTTCTGGCTGCACTTGTCCCCACAGGTATGATCACATGGCAAAACCGACCGATCTAGAAGCGATCATTGCCGAAGCGCGCGGCTACCTTGCCGGCGCGATGCGAGAGCCAACCGAAAGCTATCCACCTGTCTTCGCCACTTATGTCGAGCAAGGCGTGCCAAGCGCCTCTGCCTCCGTTCGTGTCGACACAGCAATCACCGCAATCGCTTTTGCGCTCATGGCGGAAAGGTCGGCAAAATGAACAACACGCAGATAATTAGCGAGCTAACGCGGGTGAAGGCGCTGTTCCAAGCTCGCGCAATCGCGGCCGCTCTAGGTGCGCCACAGCCCACGACATTGCCAGCCCCCGCCCGCTACCCGGAGCAAGCAGCATGACCGACCTGACCGAGCGGCTGCGACTGATTGCGGCTTGGCGAACTCGTGGGGGGCCAACGCCTAAGCAGGCGTGCCCATCCGTTTATGAGACGACAACCGAAGCCGCCACCACCCTCGAAACCCTCACGCAGGAAAACGCGCGGCTGAGGGAGGCGGGGTGGCGGGATGCGAAGGATGCCCCGAGAGACGGTACGCGGATCATGCTTTGGCTTCGGGAGCCGTGGTCATGTGTCGAGCTTGCCCGTTGGTATGAACCTTGGGGCGTCTGGCTGACCGAGCGCTATATTCCAAACGAGACAGACGAGATGGGCGGTATTGGCGCTGACGTGCCCACCCACTGGATGCCGTTGCCGCCAGCCCCCGCAAAATCAGCATTGGAGGCTAAGTAAATGGTCGCGTTCTCCACCATCAAGCCAGGTGACCGGCTGTTTCAGGTGCGTCGCGTGAAGATGGGCAATACCACCATGAGCCGCGATGCCGTGTATACGGTTGTTATCAAGGAGGTGCATGACCGCTACGCGATAGCATCGTGGAACGGCAACACCGCTGATCGCTGGTATCCAGAGCAGATCGCCAAGCTGCGCCGCACCGAGCCGAAGCGGAAGCCGGATATTTTCGAACGCGCCATGTCAGCCCGCAAAGCCCTCGGAGGCGGCGATGAGCGGTAAGCGGTTCCGCATACCGATCGCAAAGCCGGGTGAGGTGAAGATCGCTTATGGCCGACCGAGCCGACATGATGATCCTGACATATGTGCCGCTTGGGGCGGGAAGGGGGCGGACAAGTCAGACGCTCGGACGTTTATGCACGCGTTCACTGAGCGCCGGATGGCTCCGGCTTTCCCGTCTCTCAATTATGAAGAGCGGCCATCGCTGGTCGAGGAACTGGAAGCGCGTGGTTACGATATCACCACCTTGCGCTTTACCATTCAGAAGAAGGTGGAGCCATGACCAACACCGACGCGAAGATCATGCGGGAGGCGGGGATAGTCCGCGCCTATGCCGAGAAGACTGACGCCGATCTGTTGCGCTGGCACGAAGATGACGAAGCGGTCGCGGTCATTACTGGACGGGGAATTGCTGCAACCGAGATTGAGACCGCCATCAGGAGCCAGGGCCATGAATAAGCTGCTTGCGCTCGCCGATCGCGTGGAAAAGCTGAAAGAGAGCAGCAACGAGGTAGACGTGCTGGTCGAGATCGCGCTGTTCGAGCCTGACGAAGATGCCGCCGCCATATCGTCCAACGCGGCTGGCACAAAGGTCATCTACTACGGCCACGATGGCAGGTCAGAGACGCACCGCGCTCAAGACTGGACCCATGGTAAGCCCATGCGGATGACGACAGCCCGTAGGCTTCGCGTCCGCGCGCATGGGGGAGGGGAGTGATGGGAGCCATTCAAATGTATTGCCGCGATTGCGGCTCGACGTTCGTCAGAGGGCGTTGTGACTGCCCCATACAGACAGGGCCGGTCATTGATATGATCGAATGCCAATACTGCGGCACCCACATGGCTCGCGCGGAAGCCACTCAACATGACTGCCAAGCTGCATTAAAGAGGATACCGTCGCATGACCGATAACCCGCTGATCGAGGCTGTGGCGGTTCGTATGCATGGCATGGTAGACGATCGCCAATGGCATGACCCGCGCGTCGATATGCTGACGCGCGGTGAATGGTCGGGTCACGCCACCGCCGCCCTCCGCGCGATCGAGGACGCGGGGTGGAAGGTGGTGAAGGTGAGCGACGTATAAAGAAAACCGCGTTTCGTTGACACGTCGCGACAACGTGTAAGAAATCGTTACATGTTGCCCTTTCGTACACCGAACGAATAGCGAACATGCCTCGCCACGAGGAGGCGAGTCGCGGTGTACAAGAATGGCGAGATGTTCCCGACGTGGGTGGAGACGCTCGGGAATATGGCGGACGACGGCAAACTGGTCCGCGCGCTATGCCCGAGGTGCGGGGCGTGCGTCGACGTCGATATACCGGCGTTGATCGACAAGGTGGGCCGCGACTTCTGCCTGATCGATCGCCGTCCATCGTGCCGCACGCCAGGATGCACCGGTCGGACGCTGTTCATGTATCAGGGCCATGGCTGCTTCTTGCCGCTCCAGACCGAGCGCGTTGTGTCGGAGCGAAGCGCGATCTATTTCGAGCGGGACAAGGCTGCCGGTTTGTACGATCCGCCTAAAGGTTGAGGGTGACACCGTAGCGCCACCCTCTGCAAAGCCCGATGCCGAAGCAGAGCGGGGACGGCTTAGCGTCAGAGCGACGCGAAACCTCTGTGGTTGCACACTAAGAATCGCACGCTCGGAAGCGTGGGTCAACCCTCCGTCACTCCACCGGCTTAGCGGTCGCCGCCGCGATGATCGGCGCGACCAGCCCCATGAAGACGATCCGCGCTCGCTGGTCGGGGGTCACGCCACGGGAAGGGCCAGCTGCTCGCCAGCCGCCGCCAAGATTGCCCGCGCTGCCAGTGCGCCGTCTACCGCCTGTCGATACTGGACGGTCGCATATTTCTCCGCCTCGGCGAAGGAAAGCTCGCTCCATTCCTCGGTCGGATAGCATGCGTCATAGATGGCGCGCGCGGCAGCGCGCAGCCGGGGGTCGTGCTGCATCATGTCCAGGTTCCAGCGATTCGTTGCGCTGGTCATGATGGAACAGAAAGAGAACGAAGGTCAACGGGGTGAGGGCGGCGATACGCTGCCGCCCCCGTCGCCGATCAGCTATACGCCAGATCGGCCACCACGAAGCCCGCGCCATTACCGCCCAGCTGGAGGATGATCTTGCTCCCAGCGACCATGCCCCATTTCGCCCCGGACGCTCCCGACGCCGACAAGGTGTGAGGCACCGACACCTCATTATAGGACAGCTCGTCCATCGAAAGCATGGCTTTGGCCTTGTATGTCCCCGCCGCGCGGCCGGTCACGAGCCCAGGCATCACCACGACGCCGCCCGTTCGGGTGACGCGGCCATTGAGGCCTGGCTGATCGGTTGAGCCTAAGAGCTCCATCGTCCCGGTCGACCGGCGCATTGCGAAGGGGGCGATAGGCTTGGACACATCGGCGGTGAAGACGACCACGTCGGCCAAAGGCGCGGCGGTGATGTACTGATTGGAATTGACGGTCGACGATGGAGCTTTCCAATTCAGGGGAAGCGCCATCTTCTGCCAGGTCGTCGTGCCATCATCCTTATAGATGACCTGCGCATTCGCCAGTCCGGCAATATCGTCGCCTTGGCCCGTGTCGTCGCCATAGCAGACCCACAGGCGCTTCGCGACGGCGTCATAGGCATAGCCATGGAGATGCACACCAGCCGGGTAGGGCACACCCTGAGACGCGGCGAAATCGCGGATATCAAGATCCACCACCCAGCTTGAGCCGTTGCCATTATCGTCAGATCGCCACAGCCGCACCGCCCTGCCATTGTCCGTGGACACATTGCCCGATCCACCGGCTGTCTGCGGCCCGCTTTCCGCGGCCCACACCGTCGCGCCGCGCGCCGCCCACTGATGGAGGCTGTATTCCTGATCGGGCTTGGTCCCACCGATCGACAGCACCTGAGTAAAGGTCGCGGTCTGGCGATTTGCGGACCAGCCCGACGACTTGCGGATCGATCCGAAAGAGCCCGACGAAATGAGGCCGATGAGGAGTTCGCCGTCTTCCGTCTCGAAAACGCTGACGATGCCCGAACCCGCCGACGCATCATTCGGCGCGACGGCATTGTCACAATAGGTCCAGACGACATTGACCGGATCGGCCGCGAAGGCCGCAGCGGATGCCCATCCCAGCGTGCCAGATGCTCCCGCCTTGCGCCGGAAGATCAGCGAGCCGTCCTTGCTTGGACCGATCAGCCCGGCATCGGCATAGGTGGTCGGATTTGCGACGCTGAATTGCTTACGGCCTGACGTCGTGACGGCGCGCTTGACCGTCGTGGTCGCTGCGGTCGCGGGTGCGACCAGACATTCGACCTCAATGACCAGCGTGAGATCGGCCGGTGCCGTGGTATCGGCCGACCAAGCCAGCCAGGCGAGCCCGCCATTCTCCTCATAGACCTCCTCGCCGGGGGCTAGAGTGTAGAGCGCGGTCGTCGAATAGCTGTCGAGCGCCTTATTCTGGGTGCCCGCCTTGGTGCCGACTTTAATGCTGCCCGGCGATCCGGCAGGATTGCGCAGCCACAGCCGCCCGCGACGGCTCTCGGCCCAGCGCGCGATATTGGTGAAACTGCCGGTCGACGTGATCGGGATCGAATAAGTCGAGCGAATCGTCAGGTCGCGAAAGCCGGTCTGACCGCCAATGACGATCGTCTGGGCGGCTGCACCGGCGGCCAGTGACAGGCAGGAAGCGGCGATCAGCGCGCGGCGGGTCATCTTCATTGCGGGATCCTCGTCATGGAAGCATTGCAGCCGATGGCGGCCGAAGGAACCGTGGCATCCATCACCGCGCCTGCGGGGACAGCGACCAGCGAGACATCCGTCGCCGTCTTCGTGGCGGCGGTTTGCATGGTCGCCCCATCGGGGCCGCGATAGCGCAGGGTGATCGACTGGCCGTTATAATTGATGCAGCTTTGGGCGAAGGCATAGCTTCCGCCAAATAGGGTCTGCGTCCCGGTCGACGAGCTTGCGGCGATAAGCTGCACCGCCTCGGTCCGCGCGACCGCAGTGACAGGCAGGGGCGTGGCGGGGGACGCCACCTTCGTCGACCCATCGGCGTCCGAATAGGCGACGCCGGAGGGCGGGACGATCGTCGAGGGGGCGATGATTTTGGGGTAGGTCTGCGCGGCCGCGCTCGACGAGAGACAGGCGAGCGCGGCCGCGCCCACCCATAGGAGGGTCCTCATAGGTCAGTCCTTTCAGGTGGAAAATCAGCGGCGGGGCCAGGCGTCCCAGAGCATGCGGCGCTTGGCGTCACAGTCGGCCAGATCAAAGCGGCCATCGCGAATCGTCGCGTCATCGTCGGCCGCGCTGGCGCTACCGTCCGGCTGGCGGTGCTGTGCCGTCGGCCGGCACGGCTCCCCCGCTGCTGCCGGGGGCGGCGGGATCTCGGGCGAGTAGGGCATCGAGCGCGTCGATGTCGCGCACCCGGTCAGGGGCGCGACACAGAGCGCGACCAGCATCAGTCTGCGCATAGCGTGTCACCGTGTCTTTCGAGTGGATGATGAGGGGCTGGCGGGCGGCCAGCGTGGCGGCATAGGTCTGGGTCGCGGCGGCTTGCTGCTGGGCGAAGCGCACTTGGTCGGCGAGGCGCGCTCGCTCCCCCGCGGCGATTGCCTCGGTCTGAGCCGCACGTTCGTTGGTCAGCGTCTGCCTATAGTCGGCGCGAAGATGGTCTAGCCGGGCCACCCAGATACCCATCGCCAGCACGACAAGTGCAGGCCAGAAGCGGACCAGGAGGGCGACGACTTTCATGCCTCGTTCTTCGACAGAGGCAGTCCAGCTGCGGACAGCCGCACCGGCTTGCCGATCACCGGAAGGTCAGCGGGCCACCGGCGCGCGATGCACCGATCCTTGGCGATGCGAGTGACCGTCACGGCGTCCGACTGATTCCCGCCGAGCACGCGATAGGCCGTGTCGTCCTCGCCGACATAGAAGCCGACATGACCGCCTCCCGCACGCTCGAAGACCAGCACGGCGCCTGGTGCCAGCGCCGACGCGACGAGCGGCTTGCCCCAGGTCGCCCAAGCCTTCGCCCGGATCGCGATAGGGGGCGGCGTCAGGCCCGCCTCGGCGACGCACTTCGCCGCGAATAGCCCACACCAAGGGGTCGCATCTCCATTGAAGGCGATGCCGAGGACCTTGATCGGCAGGGACTTGGCCCAGCCCATGATGGTCTGATTGTTCGCGGGGCCGGGCGCTTCGTGCACGCCAAGCTTCGCCCGCGCGGCGGAGAGCCACTTCGGTTCGGTCACATCAATGTCCTTTGTTGGATACGGGGCGGTCAGGCCCCGCTATTATGACGCACGCAGGGCTCGCCTGTTCTCCCACATGGCGGGTTCTGCGACCTGTTCAGCCCTCGGGCTGCTCCTTGTCGCCAAGGAAATCCCGCAGGATCTTGGCAATCGGCTCGGGCAATGCCCATTGCAGGACCTTGATGGCCACCCGGATCGTGCCGATCCCGGTCCAGCCCGCACAGGTCCCGGCCAGCAGCACCGACCAGACCGGCCCATGGAAGTGGATGGCGATCGCTCCGCCGATCGCGCCGAAGGCGGGCAGCATCGTGCACAGCACCGCGATATCGCGCCACGTTACCACCTTGCCCGCTTCTATCTTCCGGCCGATCTTCAGCACTTGCCCCGCTGCGACCGCGAAGGCCGCCAGTGCGTAGAACTGCCAGTCTTTCACAGCGTCACCACTCCTATCCCAAGGCCGGTCAGGATCAGGACGCCGCTGACCAGGAAGCTGGCAGTCCGATGTCGGGAAAAGGCCGCTAGGACGAAGCTCATGCCCGTCGTGGCCAGCACGGAGGCGATGCAGTCGGTGACGACATCGAAGGGAATCCAGTGGTCCGGCCGCGTTGATACGAGCCGCGCGGCGTCGCCGGCCGACCCGAAGAAATAGCCCAGGCCGATCAGCACCGATCCCGCGAAAAGCAGGGTTGCAGACCAAGGGGTCTTAATCGCGATGATCAGGTCGACGTGCAGCTGATCAATAGCCGCGCGGAAATGGGCACGGCATTCGCTCCGATCGGGACCTCGGCACCGCGCCAGGCGCCAAAGCGCCCCGGCACATGGCACGAGCCAGTGCCCGGCCGACACCGCGAACCGGACCCCGAACAGCATCAGCGTCCAAATCGCCACGACGCTGATGATATGGGCAAGCGCCGTCATTTCACGGTCCTGTCGATGGCCATGACTCTTCCTTTTTGTAGTTACGAAATACGTTGACCGATACGCTCTCTGTAACTACAAAAAGGCATGGTCATCGTATGGGACGAACCGAAACGGCAAGCCAATCTCGTGAAGCACGGGATCGATTTTGCTGATATCGGCGAAGGGTTCTTCCTGACGGCGCTGGTCGGAGAAGCGAAGAACGGCCGCTACTTCGCGATCGGAGAATGCAACGGCGTCATCACGGTGATCTTCGCGACGCTCGGCTCCGAAGGGCTTTCCATTATCTCCGCCCGGCCCGCGAGCAACAAGGAAAGGAAGCTGATCCGATGAACAAGCCCTATACGCAGGCGGACATGGATGCGGTGTCCGACACCCCTGAACTCACCGACGAACAGTTGGCGTCCGCCCGCCCGTTCTCGGAGGTGTTCCCGGCCCTCGCCAGAGGCCGCGGGCCACAAAAGAAGCCGAAGAAGGTTCAGAAGACGTTGCGCCTATCGCAGGAAGTGCTGGACTATTTCGAGGCAACGGGACCCGGGTGGCAAACGCGGATCGACGACGCACTGAAGCATTGGGTGGCGGAGCACCGATAAAACGGCTGCGCCCTGCTCAGCCGTGCTGGACGTCGATCCACGCGCGACCTTCACGGATCGCCCAAACCTTACCGATGCGGCGCATGTACTCGGGGAAAGTGATGTCGTCGGGCTTCACGGCGACGGCCTTGATGCCCGCGCCGCTGGCGGCAGCGACGATGTAATCGCCCACCTCGAAATCGCTGCTGACGTTGCAGGGCACCTGACCGCAAAAGGCGATGCGATCGACGCAGAGGCGTGCTTGCTCTAACGCGGTCTCCCACTCGGTCAGGCGGGAAGCGAAAGTCGCTGCGGCTTCATCCTCGCCCTGCTCCGGCCGAGGCGGGAGGTGGGCCGCCCAGGTGTCACCCCCGACCAGCGTAGGATCGGTCGACTTCACCACGAAGCTGATCGCATCGGCCCAAGTCCGCGTGAGCTTCCCTTCGCGATCGACACCGCAGACATCGCCCTTGGCGATGATCCCGCAACCCGCCGCCTTCAGCATATATTCGGCGTAGTCAGCGCCGCTGCCGTTGATCGTCCCGGCTGCATTGATGGATCGGTTGGTCTGGGCGTTCTTGTTCAAAGCGAACGCGCAGGCCGAACTGTTTGCCGAACCGGATGCGGCCGAGAAAAAGGCGACGCCGGGATGGGCCTTGCCTTGCACCTGCATGATGAGGTCGCCCTCGCTGGTGCCACGCGATATGACGTGGTTCGACGCCGACGTCGCGCCGACTAGGAGGTTGCCAGCCGCGTCGAAGCGAGCCCTTTCACTGCTCGTCTGCCTGTCGACGATCGCCAACGCATTCGCATTGGCCGGCGCCGTGATGGTCCATGCCGCCTGAGGATTGGAGAGGTTCAAACCGGCCGAGGGGCCGCCAATCTCCAGTAGCTCGTTGACGGTCATCTTGTCGGGCGCCAAGGCAGCACGGCCCACGCCGCCTACAGAGAAGCCGAGGACGTTGGCGCCACCGCGATACAGGCCCGTATCTTGGTCCACCGCGAAGCTGATCCCGGGCACGCCCGAGGTGCCATCCCCAAATCGACCAGACAGCGCACCGGAAATCCACCCGCTGATCTGGGACAGAAAGTCGGTCAGCTTGGCCGCGGCCGCCTGCGCAAATCCCTGATTGGGCTGCACACTGTAGGCCTGCCCAGTAGCGGCAACCCCCAAATAGGGGGAGCCCAGCGTAATCTGGGTGTTGCTGTCGACAGACAGCACCTCATATGCGCGCCCATCCGGCAGATTGATCGCATGACCGATCTGAACATTGTTGACCCATGCGGTGCCTGAACCGGCGATCACGGCAGAACCGTTCGTCACCGCAACCGTACCGGCGCGATACCATGCCATATTGATGCTCCTGATTTAGCGCTTGAGCTCGGTGATCGCGAGCGTGTGGGTGACGTTGTACCGGCTGCCTCCGCTGCCGCTGTCGACCGAATAGACGACGTAATACCCGCGCTGACCGGGCGCGAGGCGCTCGATCACGAAGAAGGTCACGGGGGCAGACTCGGCCTGCGAGGGAGATTTGTAGAGACCCGACACTGCAGTGCCGTCCGACCGGAAAAGCTGCATACGCAGCGGCTGAGCGCCGGTCGCGGTCCGGGTCGCCTGAGCGCAGACATCGATCCGGAGCACGCCCCCGGTGCTGTTGATCAGAGTCGTGCCGCTCGCCTGCGCACCGTCGGCGCTCACATCGGTGACGGACTGGACATCGGTGACGGTGGTAGAGAGCGCGTTGCCAACGATCTGGTCGGTGTCGACCACACCCGCCGCGATCTTCTTGACCCGGACGTTCGGCATTTCAACCGCGCCATCGTCGGCGATAGAGAAGACCACCGTGCCGCCAGATGTGCCGGCTTTGGCGATCTTGAAGTTGTCGACGACGAAGACAGCATCGGTACGACCGGAGGCGTTGTTCAGCGCGAAGCCCGTCACCGCACCGTTGGCGTTGAACTCGACACCCCACCGGAGAGCCAGCCCGTTGATTGACTGGCCATAGGCGGTGAGCGTCGAGGTATGCCCTCCCACGGTGGTCGATAGGCTGGTGACGCTGCTGCTGACCGTCGAGAGGTTGTCCGATACCGTGCCGATCCGCTGGTTCGCCTGAGCGAGCGCATTGTCGGTCTGCGCCTTGTACGACGACAGGGCCTGTGCCCCCGCCTGGTCACCGGCAACCCATGCCCAATGCTCATCGCTGATACGACCCGACAGCGTACCGAGCGACGCGTCGTAATTGTCGAGGCGGCCCGCCATGGAGGTGAGCTTGTCGGCCTGCACGAGGAGTGCGTTATTTACTGACGCGAGCGAATTGCCGACCGAAACCTTGTAGGTCGCGAGGTCGCTGGCAATCGCCTGGTCGCCGCTGATCCGCGCCGCCTGCTCGGCACTGACCTGCGCACTGGCCGCGCCGATCTGCAAGCCAATCTGCAGTGACAGCGAAGCGATGGCGCTGGTGTTGCTGTCCGTTTTAGCGGTCAGCTCGGTCTTTGCGGCAGCAACTGCGGCCAGCGCCATATTACCTGCGTCCCACCCGTTCAACGCCGCGAGGATGTTGTTAGCGCCTGCAACGTCGCTGTCAGCCGGTGCACGACGGCTAGCGGTGACGGTGGTGGAGATAGAAGCCCCGTCGAAGGCGTTCAGGGTCTGTTCGGCTAGTGTCAGCCGTGCGCCCATGCCGTCCACCACTGTCTGGCTGGCCTTGGTCGACACCAGCGCGTTCAACGCATCGAGCGACTGATTTATGGACGTGACCGACCCCTGAAGGCCAGTGACGACGGTTGCGTCGGCCTTCAACTGGATCGACGCCTGAAGGCCGGAGATGCTCGTCTCTGCCGAGGTCAGCCGGACAAAGATCGAAGACAGGTCTACGTCGCTGCCGTCGAGCTTCGCCTGCAAGATGGCCTGGTCGACATAATTGACCGTCGCCTTGAGGTCGATCGTCGCCAGCGCCGCGTTAAGCGTCACAGACAGGTTGTTGATCTGTTCAGCCCGGCTTTCGATCGCGAACAGCTTGGCCACGCCTGAATCCGGATCGGTGAACAACCCGGCATCGCGAAAGACGTTCTGTACGATAGCCTGCCCGGTGGCCAATTGCGCAACGGCAGCGGACAGCGACGCCAGATCGCTTTCCAGCTGGCGGCGAGCCATTTCGTTTGCGGCGCCCAAGTCGATCAGGTTCAGTTTGCCCAGGGGGCGGGTGGTGTCGCCGATGGTGGCGACCAGCGCCCCGTCTGGGCGTAGCACTAGCGCACTATTCAGCACGTCGACCGGGGCGAGGATTTCTCCGACCGGGTTCTTGATGTCGACGCCAATGGTGCCGCCGACCGTGGCACCATTCTGCGGCTTGTTCGGACCGGTGACGGCGTCGAAGTCGACGGCCGGACCGGCCGTGACGACCGGGCCGATGATCCGGCGTCCGCCGGTCACGCCATTGCGCTGGTAGGAGATCGCGACCTCATAGGCGGTCCCGCTGCGCACGCTGGTGATCTCGGCACGGCTGGCGCCGACGGACCAGATGCCCGCCGAGGCCCAGCCCGCGCCCGACCCCTGGCCGGACACGAACGGCCGGTATTCGATGACCACCGCGTCGGCGGTGCTGGCATCGACAGCGCCGGTCACAACCAAAGCCGGGACGGTCTGCGCTTGCGAGATTAGACTGGTCGCGGTGATCGCCCAGGCGTTCTGCGCGGGTACCGGCACGATGGGCGGCCCACTGACGCCCGGGCTGGGCGGGGGCGTCGCGGTCTGACCCAGCGCGAACGCGTGCTTGGCGGCCGTCTCCGACCGCGCTGACAGGGTCACGATGCCCGACGCGGCGCCGAGCGTGCGGTTGAGGAGCAGGATCGGCCGCGCGTTGAGACCCAGCTCGGGCAGCACCGCCGTCACGCAATCGCCGGGCTTGTATCCCATCCAGTGCAGCTTGACGGGCAGGGTGATCGGCCCGAACTCTCTGGCATTCTCGATATCGTAGCGGACAGCGGTGCCGACCTGCTTCGTGTTCTGGATCAGCCAATAATCTTGCGCGCGGGCGCGCTTGCCGCCGTCCTCCGCCACATGCTCGGGCACGCTGATCGGCGCGCCGGGCAGATGCTGCCAGTTATTCGCTTCCAGGCGGAAACTCGGCGTGATGGTATTGATCCGGTCGCGGCGCGGCTGGGTGGCGGCGACGCTGGCCGGGCCGACGACGTCATCGATGGTGATCGAGGCGAGGCTGACCTTCGGCGCGTTGACGAAGCAGCTGATCCGCGCGCCCAGCGCGACAGGCTCGCCCATTCCGGCCTGCAGGATCTTCTTCATCGTGTCCCACTTGCCGTCGCCCGAATAAACGACGCCGCCGCAGGTCCAGCCATTGGCCTGGGAGACGTTCGCCCCCTCGACGAAGGATGCCACATCGATCGCGCCCCACGGCGCACCGATGCCCATCACCCGCTGATACTCGCTGTTTGGGTCGCGCGGGTCGCGCTGCCAGAACCCGTGCGCCCAGCGAAGACCGAGCAGGTAGGGGTCTTCGGTCCACTCCCAAGTCGCGGTCGCGGCATCATAGGCTGCCGTGTCGGCCGGGTCGGCCATGCGGTGCGGGCCATTGCCGCCGGGGTACGTGCTGTCCTTGCGCGGATCGTATGCCAGGATGCCGCGCACGGTCCACATCGGAGCGGGTACGCCGTTCTGATACAGCTTGGCCTTGGTATCGAAGCGAAGCGTCCAAGTCGCCGCCGCCTTGCCGGACAGGCCATGCTGCGTTGACCAGCCGGGCGGGGTGCCCGCGCCAGCACCGAAGCCGAGCAGCGGACTAGCCAGCGCGCCGAGCTGCGTCATCGACCACATGAACCCGGCGAACGCGCCAAGCGCGGCGCCATTACTGTACGACACTGGCGAACGATCGACCGTCTGGCCCTCGATCGCAGCGACAGGCCCCAAGGACAGCACTGACACGAACGCCTGACGGTCATTGTCGCCCGCGTCGCGAGTGTCCCACCCGAAGCGCGCGACGATATCGCCAGCGGTCCCGGTGCGTCCGAGGAGAAGTGGCGCGCCTGCGTCGGGATTCGCCGAGAAGCTGGTTTGCGATCCGGTCGATTCAGATGTCGGTTTTCGCGCGGTCAGACCTGCGGCAAGCGAAAGCACGCCTGCTGCCGCCGAGGCGATGGTCGCGACCGTCGCTACTGTCGACAGTGTCGCTGCAGTCCCAGCGGACATAGTGCCGAGCGCCAAGCTACCGAATGCGCCTGCTCCCGCCGCAGCGCCAATTCCAGACGCGACAAGGGCAACGGCACCGACTACAATAGCCGCCGTTTTTAATACTTTCGACAATCGAAAGTCCTTTCGGGAGAGGCCAAGATGCGGGCTGCAGCTATTGCTATATTGGCCGCCATGACGTTGGCTGGCTGCGCAACATCAGGCGATATTCGCGGTCGTCACGTTGCCCAGACTTCGGATAGTCAGCGCGCTGTCAACGATATCGCAGGGTGCATAGCGCTCGCATTCGCAGGCAAAGGGCTTGAGGTCGGGAAAGAACCAATAGCGAACGGGGTTTCTGTCACGCTGTCTTCGCGAGTGACTGGAATAAAGACCGTGATGGACGTGTTCGACGTAGTTGATCGTGGGGATCGACGGACCGTCACTCTGCAAAGCGTTGCAGGGCGACCGGGGGTAGTCGGACCAATCAGCGGCCCAGCACGGGACTGCCTATAATGAGCGAGGCCGGATCGACTGGAGACCAAGGCCACGGCAAAACTGTCCTGATTGTCGGAGCGGCAATTCTAGCGCTGATCGTGTTCGCTCGAGGTGGCACTGAACAGCCTGCGCCGACACCATCGCCAACAGCGTCTAAGACCGCGCGTCCTAAGCCGGGGACACAGTTGTACGCCAATCAAGCGACGGCACAGCGCGAGGTCCGCGCAATGCTAAAAGACCCAGATTCTGCAAAGTTTGAAGCGGTGCGGACCGGTTGGACGTCGGGGGCACCGGTGACGTGCGGTTATGTAAATAGCAGGAATGGCTTCGGCGGCATGACTGGCCGCCAACGGTTCATATCGGGCAACGTCACCGCCGTTGAAGAACAGATGCCCGCAGGTGAAATGGATAAGGCTTGGGACCGTCTGTGCTGATCATATTGCGCGCCAGGCGGTGACATATTTGACGGGCTGGAGCACGGCCGCGCCGATCGCTTCTTCGTGATACCCAACGACTCGCCCGTTGCCGAGGGCCACGACCAATGCTCCCAGCTTGTCCTCGGCGGGGAGCATCAGGACATCGCCCACGATCGCAGATGCCGGGGCGATGCGTTCCAGGCCCATGGCGTCCAGCGCATCGGCGAGACTGGAATATCCACGCTCGTCCAGCGCCTTCAGCGCGCTGCGGACCGATCTATAGGATCCAGATGCGGGCAGCTTCACCTTGTGGCCCAAGCGGCGCAGATGTGAGGCGGTCATCCGCACGCAGTCGGAGGTACCCAGCCGCATCGGTCGAGCCTTCCACTGGTCGAGCGTTGCCTGCGCCGCGTTGGCCCGGAGAATGAAGGGATCATTGGTCATTGATAGGCCCCGCCATAATCACCGCCGCCGCCAGAATACGTTGCCACCGCGCCTTGGACTCCAGGGACACCCCAATAGATCGTCTCGGCGACGCCGGTGACAAAATCCATACCCGCTTCGTTTGGGAAGATGCTGCGGTGGTGACCGGCGGATAGCCGAACGCTCTGGTCATCTTCGAACAGCCGCTCGAATACCGAGACGATCTCGTAATCGAGACGGCGCGCGTGATCTTCGGAATGGAGGGTCGGCACATCCAGTTCACCGAGGAAGACGAGGTGCGGATCGGGAATGGTCCGACCGGTCACCCGGTCAACCGCGCCCAGCCAGACCATGACTGGTGCCCCCTGCATCGTCGGCGATGCAAGGAACGCCGCCGCCGCGTCGTCAGAGGGTAGGAGCGTCAGCTGGAACGCCGGGGCGCTATCGCCGACACCGTCGGTCAAATCCTCAACCGACGAGATGGTGCCGAACGTCTCGTCATGCCCGACGAAAGTCCGCCCGCCAAAGGCCAGCGTGCCAGCGCCGTCGAGAAGGTTCACCGATTGTCCAGGGAGGTCGATCGCGACGGCGCCGAATACAAGCGGCGCGTCTGACTTCAGCGCTGTATCCAGGGCCGGGGTCAGCTGGCTCATTTCATCTCCGTGATGGTGAAGGTCAGGCCGACCGTGCGCGCCAGGTCGACGCTCCAGCTGCGCGCATCGCCATCGAGGAGGCCCTCGATCATTGGCTTGGCGATCTCGACGACCGCGCCATTCTGCGGACTGATCCGGAGCATGGGCGTGATCGGCAACGACAGCTGACCGTTCGCGACAGTCGCCGTGGCCGCTGCCTGTTCAAGATACCGGCGCCCACCGTGGATGATCGAGAAGAACTGGCCTTCCTTGACGGTGTAGCCGTTGGCCAGACCGCGCAGATTGATTGCCGAGCCGGACTGCCCCGATCCGTTCACGACGGGGCTTCCGGGCGCGCCGGTGTCGAAATCGGGCTGCGGCCATGGGAAGATCGCCCCATCGCGCTGCGCGCGAATGAGGCGGGCGATCCAGAGCATACCGGTCTCGGCATATGGCAGCGGAGGGAGGGTGACCTCGATCGCGAACCGGTCACCGAGTCGGGTCAGCTTCTGCATGGCCCCGCCGAAGATCGGCCTGAGTGTGCCCCCATAGTCGAGATAGCTGGGCGTGCTGGACGAGGGGGACGGACTGAGCGGAAGCGCGATGCTCATCGCGTGATCCTTCGCCGCTGCGCCGTGGCCGCGTTGCGCGCCGCCATCTCGCTGCCCCCAGCCGCGGCGCGAACGCCCATGGCCTGCACGGAAGGTTCAGCCGCACCCGCCGCGCGCACGTCGAACCATGGGCTGGGCTCGATGATGAAGCGAGGCGGGGCCGAGCCGATCGCATCATTGGCGATCACCTTGCCGGTGTGCGGAGCGGTGAAGATTTCAGGCCCCAGTTCTCCGACAAGGTAGCTGCGCCCGCCGATGACCGGCCCGCCGCTCGCACGCGCGCCGGATAGATTCGGCAGCGACACGGTGCCGCCCGCCGATCCGGCAGAGCCTGCTGCCCCGGTGCCGAATAGCTTGCTGATGCTGATATTGGCGTTCGAGGAAGGGAACAGCGAACCGAATAGGGCGGCGATGCCCTTCTGCATGCCGATCCGAAGTAGGGACGAAATGATCTCGTCCGCGACATTGCTGACTACATCGGCCAAGCTCTCAAAATTGCCACGCGCCGAAGCAATACCGTCGATCAGCTTGTCGAGGCCGTTGGTCGCGATGCCCTCCACCGCCTCGTTCATTTCAGCACCGGTTTTCGGGATGGTATCGAGATACCGAGCAAGTGGCCCGGCATTCTGTCGTTCGACCTGGATCCGGCTCAGCGCCTCCAGCTTGTCGAGCGTGGCGAGACGATCGAGGGCGATGGCCTTTTCCTGCTCGGTTGCCGTAACGCTGGCGATCACCGCTTCTTGCACGGCGCGTTGCTGCTTGAACTGGAGGTCTAGGATCTGAAGCTCGAGCGCAGCCCGTTCCTTCGACGTGCGCGCCAGCGACGACTGCGCGGACAGGATATCCTGCTGATTGTCGTTCGCCGCGGTGATCCGCTCCAGATCCTGGCGCTGCTGGTCCTGCTGCGCGCGACGCTGAGCAGCTTCTTCCTCAAGCGCCGCCGTGCCCTTTACCAATGCGGAAAGGCGGGCCTTCTGCTCGTCGGTCAGATCCTTATCGGTCTCGATCGCACGAAGGCGTGCCGCAGTCTCATTGTCGCGCAGTTGCTTTTCGACGGCCAGGCGATCCCGTGCCTCAACGGTGAGGTCGGCACGAGCTCGAAGCTGGGCATCCCGCTCCGATGCCTCGTCCGCTTCGAACCGACGCTGATCCCGCACCTCCTTTTCGGCGAGGCGCTTGGCTTCGCGCTCCTGCTTTGCCTGTGCCGCCTCCGGGCTGCGCCCGCGACCACCCTTCTTTTCGCCGCTGGGCTTTGCCGGGGCGGGTGTCGACACACGCGGCGCCGGGCGTTCGCGACGCCGGATGCCCGCTTCGTTCACTGTCCCGTCGGGGTTGCGGGGCACGATGTAGCCATCGGCCTCCAGGCGGCGCGCAGCGCGATCCATGCGGAGGCGCGCGGCCGATCGCCGTTGGCTGACGGCGAAGGTCTGGGCGGTGTTGGAACGCGCAAGAATCGGCGTCATAGCGACATCTGCGCTTGGTCCGGCACCCGCGCGCCGCTGGGCGCGGTTCAGCCCGCCCTTGATGCTGTTCTCGATCCGGCTGCCAAAGTTCTGCGCATCGACATACAGATTCCTGAGGTCATCAAACGCCTTCAGGATGCTGATGATGCTCGTGCGGGTATAGTCGGCTTCCTGCCGTACCCCTGCAAATGCACTCTGCGCGCCGGAGAGCAGCGGCGAGAAGGCATCCGACAAACCCTCGAAGGTTGAGCGGATATGGATGCCCTCGGCCGCTGCAGCTTCGGCCAGACTGGAGAAACCGTCTGCACCGCGGCCGATAAAGTTGGCGAGCGCAGTCGAGAATTGGCCACCATCGTCGAAGGCGCCGAACGTTGCGATCGCGGCGTTATGGACCAGCGTCATCGCTTCGCCGAAAGTCACCGGCAGCTGCTGGAATTCGGCGTCGAGGCCATCCGTGAATTTGCGGTTGGTCAGCGCGTTGAACAGCACGTCGCTAGTCAGCTTGCCTTCCTGCGCCATGTTGCGCAGTTGGCCGATGGGGATACCCAAGCTATCGGCGAGCAACCGCGCGATGCGGGGGCTGGCCTCCATGATGGAATTGAACTCGTCTCCGCGCAGCACCCCCGAGGCCAGAGCCTGGCCGAACTGGAGGGTGGCCGAAGCGGCTGCATTGGCATCAGCGCCGCCGATCTTCAGCGCTTTGGCGAACGTCTCGGTCGCGCGCGCCGCATCGCCTTGGGTCTTACCCATCTCATTCGTGGCGCGGACGAAATTGCCATAGAGGCTAGCAGTCTCAGCCAAGCCGCCGCGCGTGGCGGAGGCGATGCGGGCGACATCTTCCTGGGCTTTGATAAAGCTGCCAGTCTGAGCGGTCGCGAGCTTCAGCTGCGACGTGATCGACTTCGCTTCGTCGGCGATCGCGACGAGTCCGGCGACGCCGCCGGCACCAGTGAGCAGTGCGAGGGGACCGGACAGGTTTGCCAGCACTCCACCGAGCGCGCGGCCGCTATTCGCGATGCCGGTAAACGACCGCTGGATTCGACCGGCAAGATTGTTCGCCGCTGACTGGGCGCGCGCGGCACCGGCGCGGAACTCCGCGCTATCGAGGCCAAGGGACACCCGGAGGGCGCCGATAACTGCCGATGGCATAGGCTACCCCCCTCTTGCGGCGAACACGCGCATGGCCGCCCCGATCTGCTTGCCCGACATGGGCAGGCGCGGAGCCTTTCGGTCTGCGAGGATGTCCTTCAGCAGACGGTCGTGATGTTTCGGATCGGCCTGGGCGAACAGCCCGGCCCAACGGGCGGCGATGACGGCGTCTTCCCGTTCCCGCTTCAGTCGCGCGATATCACCCTTGAGCACCGCGCGCACCTCGCGCGGCGTCCTGCGCCAGAAGCTGTCGGGGTCATGCCCAAGCGAGCACCACTCCGACATAGCCTCCAGCCAGCCGCCGCCTACTGAGGGTTTGCCTCGCCGCCGCCCTTGCCCTCCGTGACCGGGAAGGCCGCTGCGAACGCATCAAGCGCCAGCTCGGTCGCCTTGCGCACGCCGATCTCGTCGATCAGGTCGCCGACTTGGGCCATGGTTGCCTGCTGGTCGTCGCCGCCCGCCCAGAACAGAGTGCGCAGCGTGCGGACGCCGACGCCCATTTCGAGTTCAGTGGCGATCTCGATGACCCGCTTGTCCAACGCCTCTTCGGCCATGCACAGCGCGTTGGTGGTGAAGCGGAGCGAGCGCGTGCGCCCGCCCGCCTCGAAGCGCACGCCTCCGATCGGCGTCGCCATTATGCGACCACCTTGGGATCGGCCGTCGCGGCGGCCTGGACGACCGCACCTGCGACACGGATGGTCACGGTCGCGGTCATCTTGTCATCCATGGGCGCGGTGCGCTCATAGCCGCGGACGAAACCGGGGAACGTGTACATTTGGGCATCGTCATCGGCCGGGGTGACGATCCGCATGGTGCGGACCTTGCCATCGGATTTTGCTACCTGGATCAGCGCGTCGGTGTCCGACCCGGGAACCCAGTTCAGCTCGATCGTGATCTCGCCCGCATCGTTGAGGCCTGGAATGAACTCGCGGGTGCGGTTCGGGCTCTCGTAATGCGTGACCTCGACCTCGGCGACCTGTTCGTTCGGGAAACCGACGCTGGTCACTTCGGCCAGCTTGGTCAGCGGCGTGGCGCCCGCCGTGGCCGCCATGAAGAAACGGGTACCGAACCCGATCATTGCATCAGACATGGGTGGTGGCCCTCCTATACGGCCGGTTGATGCCAGACCATGAGGTCGAGCGAGGTGATGAAGGTGGTCCCGCCGCTGGCGGGCTTGTCGGAACGGTTTCGCGAGCTGTTGACGAACGACCGCGAAAAGCGGGTCTGCCCGACGGCGCCTGCCGGTTCGGCTTCAGCGATCAGAGCGTCCGCGACGGCATCCGCATCGCCACGGCTGGCGGCATAAACATCAAACTGCACGCGCGTTTCGCGCAACGCCTGCCGCCCGTCATAGGTCGATGGACGCGGATCGGAGGCGGTCAGCAGGATGACGTAGGGCAGGGCTGCCCCCTGGGTAGCCTCGTCACGAAACACACGCCCGCCCGCGACCTTTGCCGCTTTCAGCCGGTCGCGAAGGTCGGCCGTCATGCTCATCGGCGACCTCCTGCTGCGCGGCGTGCGGCGCGTTCGGCCGTGCGCGTGATCTCGGGGCCAAGCTCCCGCTTCACGATTTCGAGCGCCTCGTGCTTGGTCTCATCCCAAGCGGGGCGAACGAAGGGTTGAGCCCGCCCATTCTCCCACCCGAATTCCTCTGGCACGGCTGCCGGGTCGTTCGGACCTGCGAACACCTCGACGGTGTCGCGATCCTCACGCCGCCGGTTCATCTGCGCCTGGCGACGCGTCAGCTTGGTGCCGACGCCGCCCGAGTCTTCCAGATTACCGGTCAGGTGTGGGGCCTTTTCCCGCCACGCCTTATCGAACGGCTGCAGTGCCTTAACCGCGACACGCCGGAGCACACCCTTCGCAAGCGCGGGTTTCAACTGACCGAGCGCCCGATCGAGGTCGCGCAGGCCCTCGACCTTGACCCGCACGGTCATCCGTCGGCCCGCCCGATGGCGGCGATCTGGAGACCTTCACGCCGCCCGATCTCGACCACGCTCTTGATGTCGAACTGACGGCCGGAGCCGACGGGATATTCGATGCGGTCGCGCGGATTGAGGTCGGCGACCTTGCGGGAATAGCGGATGGTGATGACGGTCGGTGCGGTGGCCGCGTTCTCGGCGCTGGCGAGGCGCTCGGTACCGGGTGACGGCTTCACCGATGCCCAGACGGTGGCAAGCGGCGCGAAGCCGTCGACCTCGTCGCCATAATCATCGGTGACCGTTCCGGCGCGCAGCAGCGTGACCCGGCGATCCATGGCACCGGCGTCCATCAGCCAAAGACCCGGAACGGGGACAGCAGGTTCTCGACGGTGGTCGACATCGGCACCTGCGTCATCGCGCCCGCGCTGACCGTCTCCCGGTTGCGGTATAGGTCGCCGACCATCAGCAGGATCGCTGCCTTGATGGGGGCGGGGATGGTCTCATACCCGGCGCGGTAGCGGATGCGGACGGCCTCGCGCCGCGTCGATCCGCCAAGCCAGGGCCATTCGGCACCGGATGCGACCAGGTCGCGCCCCATGACCTCGAAGTCTTCCAAGTCGGCCATCTGCTCGACGCCGGTGGCATCGAGATACGACACACTGACCAGCTCGATGACCGGAGGGAAGGGAAGGCGGATGCAGCTGCCGCAGGTGAGGGTGTCGCAGCGCGCTTCGAGGGTCTGGACGCCGATCGCGCGGCCCAGCCAGCCGTCGGGGCCGTCAATATGGCCGGTGGCCGCAGCGATGTGCGCCTCGACCAGCGCGGCCTGCTCGACATCACCGTCCAGCTTCAGATGCGCGTCTACGTCCTGCCAGCTGATGACCGGCTCGGGAGGGGTGATGACGAAGACGCGCACAGGATTACGCGCGCGCCCGACGCTGGCCTGCCGCAGGGGCGGGGGTTGACACCGGGGCTGGAGCCGGGGCGGGCTTGTCGGCAGCGAGGCGAACCGCGCCCATTGCCTTCAGCTGGTCGAAGTCGGCCTCTTCGTATTCGACCGACGTGCCCTCGGGCTGCCCATCGAGCGGCTTGGTCAGAATGGCCTGTACCTTCATGGTGTTACTCCTTCGCTTTCGGGAGCGCCGCTCGCGGCGTTCGCGAAAACGGGGGCGGCGATGTGCCACCCCCGAGATCATCAGGCGACGCGGCCCAGATCGCCGTAAACGATCGCCTGCGGGCGATAGATCGCCATGGCGAGGCGTTCCTCAGCGCGGATCGTGACCTTGTTCTTGACGAAGTTGTCCTGATCTTCGGTCGAGACATCGACCGTGGCATCCTGACGGTCGAAGATCTGGGCGGCGAGATTGAACGCACCGACCAACGCCTTGTCGACGCCCATCGCCTGGGTGGCGACGACCGGCAGACCCCAGAGGGTCGGCGACAGCGTGCCCTGCGGATTGCCGATCAGATAACGGCCCTGGCCGTCCTTCTGCATCTCGATCGCGGCCCAATCGATCGGGTTCAGCACGATGCCGTTGGGCGGATATTCCGCCAGCGCCGCCTGCAGGATCATGAGACGGATGATGTCGACCTGCGAGGTCGCGGTAAGGCTGCCCGGCGCCGCATAGGCGGTGGCGGCGGTGACGAGGCCGAGCAGGTTCTGCCCGGTGCCCGAACCGTTGAGCAGCTGCTGCTCCTCGGCATAGGCCAGGCCATAGCGCAGACGCTGATCGATGATCGACTGCAAACCCGCCGCATCGGCCAGGATCTGCACCGAGGTGCGCATCCAGTGGGCGATGGTGCGGACATTGGCGGTCGCGTCTTCGAACTGCAGCTCCGACTGGGGCTTCAGCGTGCCTTCGGCGACCGGCGCGGCGTTGTTGGTGAACAGCTTCTCGCGCTCGTATTCGATCTGGTTGCTCGTGGTGTTGCCGGGCAGCAACAGCGAGCGGATAGTGAGGCGGCGCTGCGGCAGCTCGACCTGCAGGCCGCGGCGATCCGAGTTGACGAGCGCACCGGCCGAACCAGCGGCATCGGTCGTCAGCGACGTGATGTCCTTCACGTCGACGATGATGCGCCCGCGCGGGCGGGTCTGACCGGCGAAGCTCTTGAACTGCTCGTCATTGACGAAGCGCTCGCCTGCCGACGCGTGGACCTGCTCCTGTTCCGCCTGGCGCGCGATCTTCTGCTCGAGCGTGGCGAGGGCGCCCTTCACCTCGTTCGCGGTCGTCAGCGCCTCGTCGGCCTTGGCCTTGTCCTCGGGCGACATCTTCTCGCCCTTCTCGGCCATGCCGAGCGCGCGTTCGGCGATCGCCTTCACCTCGTCGAACTTGCGCTCGACCAGCGTCTTGGTTTCGTCCGCCAGCTGGGCAGCCGTCTTGGTCTCGGGGTGGCCTTCGGGGCCACGCATATAGCGCCCGCGGGCGCGCTCGATCGAGGTCATCGGGCCGAGCAGCGAGGCCGCCGCGACCAGCATCATATGCTTGCGCATGGTATTCTCCAGGTTGTCAGGTGAGCTAGGCGGCGAGGGCCGCCGAAAGCGCCGACAGGAAGTCGACACCGGGTGCATCGCCGGGCTCACCCCGGAGCAGATGCGACAGGCCTTTACCGGCGATTGCCGTGGCCTGAGTCCGCGAAAAGCCTGCCTCACGCAGGAACTCTTCGAAGTCTGGGAGGGACGGCAGCTTGCCTTCGCCTGCGATGTGCTTGACCTTGGTCACCTGCGCGCGGTCGTTCATCGGAACCGCGACCAGCGAGGTTTCCAGCAGGGACAGTTCGATCAGCTCGCGTGCCGTGTCGGTGTAGCGTTCCTTGATCGAGCGATAGCCGATGGACAGCCCGGCCAGCGCGCCGTCGCGAACCAGCGCCAGCGCCTCGGCCCCATCTGCCGTCACGGTGGTGATGCGGCCCTTGATCTTCAGTCCGCGGTCGCTGTCCTCAAAGGCATTCCACACGCCGACCGGGCGGCGACCGTCGTGATAGAGCAGCATGGGGAGGGACTTGCGGCCGCGCAGCGTCTTGGCGAATGCACCGGGCAGGATGATGTCCCCGCCGTGGTCGACATTGTTATACGCCGCTGCGAAGCCCTCGATCTGGCCGTCTTCGCCGACGTCCTTCACTTCCAGGGGGAAATCGAAGGTCTGCATGGTCACTCCTTCACCGGCTGACCGGTCGCGGTAATCGGCACGTTCTGCGACTGCATGCGCGGCTCATCCCCACCCGGCACCGGGGGCAGGTTCTCCAGTCGGCGTACCTCGTTGATGGTCATCCAGCCGTTGTTGAGGCCGGACTGATAGAAGCTGGCGCGGCCCGCGCTGTCGCCGCGTAACAGGCCTTCCAGGTTAAACTCGATGGTGATGCCCTCGGCGCGGTCGCGATCGGTCAGCAGCTGCTTTTCGAGCGCCTGCTCGATCCGCTTGAGACGGCGCCGGAGGGAGAACTTCACGAAGCCGAGCGTCTGCTGCTCCAGCCCGGTGCCCCATGACGTGCTGTTCTCGGTATGGCCGACCATGTGAGGCGGCACGCCGAAGATCCGGCAGATTTCCTCAACGCCGAAGCGGCGGCTTTCGAGCATCTGGGCATCCTCGGGATTGAGGTCCAGCTGCTGCCACTTCATTCCCCGGTCGAGCAGCATGGGCCGCCCCGCCTTCAATGCCCCCGCGAACTTGTCCGTCAGCAGCGTTTCCAGTGTCTCCCGCTGCTCTTTGGTCAGGGCGACATTCTCGCCTGCCGACAGGATGCCGGAGGGACGAACGCCATTGGCAAAAATTGAAGCTGCGGCAGCATCGGTGGACACCGCCGCATCGAACGAACCCCGGCAAACTGCCAAGGTTGAGGCACCGGAGAGCGAATTGCCCAGCGGTCCGCGGATGTGCAGCATCTGCGACCCGGGGACGGTGAACTTTTTACCGTTAGCCGAATAGGAATATTCGATCTCGCCGCCCGGCAGGCGACGCGACGTAACCGTATCGGGGCGGAGCGGCACGAGCGAGCCGATTCCGCCGGTAGCCGTCTTGCTGATACGCGCGTAGGCATTGCCCTGCAGCTCCAGCCCGGCGACGGCGAATTCCCAGAAGTCGGTGGCCGTGTCGTCATAGTTGGGGCTGTCGTGCAGCACGCGGTACAGCGCATGATCCCGGGCAACCGACCGGATACCATCGCGCGATGTGCGATAGACGACGAGCGGAAGGCTGGCGATCGTCCCTGCCAACAGGTTGACGCACGCCCAGACGGCGGAAAGACCCAGAGCGTTGCGTCCGCTAGCGGCGCGCCAGTCCTGCACCTCCGCGACGGTCACCTGATTGCGGACGAAGTTGTCGCCGTTCTCGGTCGACATCTGACCGCCGCGCCAGGGCAGGATATCTTTATGGGCACCGGCGATCGCGCGCTCGGCTTCGGCAAGCCCGCTATCGTACTCGACGGTAAAGGTGCGCCGACTGCTCACGAAAGGCTCGCGATCCAGTCGTCGGCGTTCGTGGCGTCGTTGGTCTGCATCGCCGCCACTCCCATCGCCATCACGAGAGCGACCATGCCGTCGATGCGGCCGGTCGATTTCGCCTTGTTCAGCTTCCGATCGCCCGCCGCGTTCTTCTCGACCACGGCGTTGGCTGCGCACATCGTCATCACCGGGTTGGCGCCATGGGCGACCTGGCCGTTGAGGAACGCAATCTCTGTGGTGTCCATGGCCGGTGCCATGCTGACGTGGCCTTGGCCGAAGGGCTCAAAGGGGAGGGTGATCCCCAGCTTCCCCATCTGGGCCTCGAGTGTCTTGAACCGATACCGGTCGAACCCGATGCGGCCGATGTTCATGCCGTCCGTGATCTGGCCGATTTTGGTGGCGACGAGCTCATAGTCAACCGCGACGCCGGGCGTCGTCTCGATCAGCCCGTCCTTGACCCAGCGGTCATACGGCACGCGATCGCGCTTCGCGTGATCGAGCACCGTGGCCTCAGGCTTCCAGAACCACGCCTTAACGTGCCACTTGCCCATCCAGAACGCGACCAGCACGAACGCGCAAAGGTCGGTCGTCTCGGCTAGGTCGAGGCCGCCGAAGACCAGCCCTTTAAAGAACGCGTCGTCGTCGACCTCGCCATTGCAGGCCAGCCAGACGCCGGGAGCGATGAACGGCGAGAACCGGTTGACCCGCTGGTTAAGATACAGGTTCCGGAAGCCGTTCTCCGCCGACGGCATGCGGGACGCCTTCTCGGCAGCCGCGAGCAGTTCAGCCTGTGACCGGAAGGTGCCCAGCGCCGGATTGGCGGCGCGGTGGGCTTCCGGGTCGAGCACGTCGCAATCGGCCGGAGCCTCATAGACGTGGCAGATGATCTTCGGATCACCGGACCGCCGCGCATCGTCGATTTTGACGCTGAGCATGTCGGCGTCGGTCGGCGCCTGGGTCGAGATGATCAGGCGAAGCGCGTCATCGTATGCGCCGCTGGCCGTCTCGATCGCCTCGACGAAGTCGTCGTGATCGCCGCGAACCTGGCCAAGCTCGTCGAGGATGGCGAGCACCGGCGACAGGCCGTGCGAGGTCGAGCCCTCCGCAGCCAGTGCCTTGTATTCGACATTCAGCGCCAGGCCGATCAGGCGCTTGCCCGATGGCACGATGCGGATCAGCCGGGACAGGTCCGGCGACATGGCGACCATCTTGGCCGCGAGGTTGAACACGAGCGCGGCCTGCTCACGCGAGCGGGCGCCGCTGACGATCTGGCTGTTCAGCCGCGCCTCGGGCCCCGCGATGTGGGCCAACAGGATCGCGGCGATCAAACCGGACTTGCCGTTCTTCCGAGCGATGGAGAGGATACCCTCCGTCGTGCCCACCGGGTTGTCATAGACATCGAGGATGAAGCGCTGCTGGAATTCCTCCAGCCGCATCGGCTTTCCGACCAGCTTGCTTTCGGGGACCAGGCAATACCGATGGATGAAGGCGATGACCCGCTCGCCGCGCGTCACGCGCTACCGGCAGGCCTCGCCAGGAGGCTGTCCCCATCGCCCGCAAGCGGGTTGTGACCAGATTCGATATCGTTGGCGTGCTCGCGCCGCTTGTTCACGTCGCGCTGCTCGCCGTTCTTGGCTCGGTTATCCAAGCCCAGCGCGCGGCGGAGGGTCACGATGCGGCGCGCGAGCTTGTCACTGACGTCGATCGTGTCCAGCAGCTTCTTCGCGTTGACGTTGCCGCCGCCAACCACCGCATAGCCCGCGACGCGCTCCGCGTCGGCCATGGCGCGGGCGAGGTTGGCCGCGACGACGAGGTCGGAATCGGTCCATTCCGATTTCGGCTTCTCCGCGATGACGGCATCCCAGAACGGGAGGTCGCCTTTCCGGATCTTGAGATGCACCGGCGGTGACAGGTCGCGCGCGGCTGCGGCCATCGTCGCCACCGCCCCCGCCGCGCTGTCGATGCGCTGGCGCCGGGTCATGGAGCAAATCCTGTATTAGCGATGAAAGAAGAGGGACCGTCGGTTTCCAGCACGATCGCCCCAGACTTTTGACCCGCCCCCCCCCCAGGGGGTGGCGGCGCCGGGGTCGGGGCGGGGGTGGCGGGGGTCGGCCGGGTCGAGGGGTCAGGCCCGCCCGAGGGCGGCCGCCCAGGGGTGGGTCGGGTCGGTCGGCAGGCCGGTCGCGTCGCACCCGCCCATGCCCTTCGACCGGGTCTTCCCGAATTGCTCGGCGGTCACCATGCGGTGGCACCGATCACACAGGCATCGGATATTGGTGTCGATGTCGAGCCCGCCCAATGCGAGGGGCTTGATGTGATCGGGGACGGTCGAGGGGGTGATGACCCCACGCTCGGCACAGAGACGGCAAAGGGGTTCATCGGCGAGGCGGCGGCGGCGCTGCTCTACGGCAGCGCGTCCGCGAAGACGCTTCGTCACATGCCAGCCTCCGCCCCAGATACGGCAAGAGCCGCTACCCCAAGGGGCGCGGCTCTCGATCACTCCGAGCGCACAACGTGCACCATGACTGCCTGCCAGAAATAAACGGGAACGTCAAGCGATCAAATCAAGTCCGTCGAGCGCGCGCTCCAACTGCTGGTACTGGCTGGCTTGAGCCTGCCGCTTGGCGCGGTGGGCCACGACGATCGCGTCCAGCCAGGCCGGGCCGCAGTCTGGGTTGGGATCAATGACCAGCTGGTCGAACGCGTTCCTGATGTGTCGCCCCTGCGCGTTGATCAGTTCCAGCGACCGGGTCAGCGACGCCTCGCGCAGGGCGTCGCGCTCGGGGTCGGACGGCAGTTTACCGTGCTGGGGCTGGAAGCGCGCGAGGCTGTCAGGTGTCGTGAAGCCGTATGCGAACCAATAGGCGGCGGCGATACGGCGTGCTGCGTTCAGCCTGTCCTCGGCCTGCCGACCAGTCCCGAGCAGCCCGGCGCAATAGGCCCGGCCGATCGCGTCGCAGGTGTCCGTCTCTGCCTTGCGCCCACGATCCTGGCGGGCCTTGGCGTCCACCTCGCCCACGTCATTCGCTGGGAGGCCATACAGAGCGCGGCGGCGCTGGATGCCCTCGCACGGCATCAGCAAAACAGGCGTTCGATCACGCTTGCGCCCCGATGCCGACCGGCTGCCCCGAGGCTGCCCCTTGCTCAATTTACCCTTGCTGCGCCCCATAAAATCCGCCCTGCCAATCTGTTGAGAACATACCATAAACACCGCCTGGTGCTCACCCCTTTGCGGTCAGCTGCCAGTCGATGATGTCGAAGTCGTAATTCGGTGGGTACGCGGGGTCATTGAGCGTCCACCGCCACCGCTTGGGGCTGATCCCCCGCACGACGACCTTGTTACGGAAGCATATGTCGACCGTTTCAAACGGTGGCGGGGTGCCCGTATTGCGCGCCACGTCACGATCCCGAACCCTCCGAGGGATCGGGGATGAAGGTCACCCCGTAATAGGTCAGGCCGACGACATCCCGCCAATCCGGCTGGCCTGCCAACAGCACGCCTGCAATCCGGAGGCCGATAGTCGAGCCGCCGTCGCCCACGGCCGCGACCATGTCGAACATCTTCTCGCGGTCGACCTCGAAGGTGAAGCGCTCGACGGTCATGCTGCCTTGGCCTCCGCCGTCTGGTCATCGGTCTTGAACCGCGCCGCGATCTCCGAGACCTCGGCGGCTTCCTTCGCGCTCAGCGGTGCCGGATCGGGGCGCCACATGCGGTCATGCGTAGCGACCAGCGCGCGGATTTTGGACAGCTCCCACTTCCGCCGGGCGAGCATGCCGCACCGCTCGCGGATTTCGGCCGGGGTAGGGAAGAACCGGCTTTCGCGCAGCGCGGCGGCGCAGGCCGCGGCGAGCACATCACCGGGCACGTCGTCGAGCGCATCGGCGTAAATCTCCAGCCGGGCTTCCGCCTCAATGTCGCTGACCTTCGCCGACGGATAGGCCATGGCGAGCTTGGCGATCGCGCGGCGGCAGCCCTGCCGGGACGCTGGCGACAGCGACGCCTCGTACTGCGGCACCAGCGCGACCAGCGCGGCCCGCTCGTCAGGAGAGCAGACGTGGCTGAACGACGGCGCTTCCTTTACGAGCTTCTCGAGCTTCGGCGTTTCGTAGAGCCCGCACCATAGGGTTTTGGAGCTCGTCGGGATTGCGGTGGTTGCGAGGTCGGTTGCCATTGAAGCGTTTCCAGTTCTTGACCCAGGTTCTCCAGGAGGCTTGCCAGTCGAGGCTGGTTGTCCCCTTCGTCGTGTGCAGGTCGATGAAGTGCTCGACCTGCTCCTCGATCTCGCCAGGCGGCCAATCGGCCATAGCCTTGGCGGTGAGGGAGGCGGCGGCGGGCGCTGGCCAGAAGTCCGCCGGGACTTTCGTGGCACGCTCTGCTCGCGGTACCGAAGAAGGCGAAGCCTTCGTAGGTTTGGTGGTTCTTGGCTGTTTGGGTGCACCACCTGCGGGGGTTGCCGCATCTCCTGCGGGGCGCATCTCCTGCGGGGGTGCAGCCTGTGCGGGGGCGCACACCGTGCGGGGGTGTACGGTGTAGACGACGCCGTGACCTGGGCGCTCCTTGCGCGTGAGATGCCCAGCTTCAGCCAGCGCCTTCACCGCATTCTGCACAGACCGTTCGGACAGCTTCGTCCGGCTTACCAATCCCGCAATGCTGGGCCAGCACTGCGCCTGCTTGTCGGCCATGATAGCGAGCACCATCAGCACGCTCTGCTCAGGCGCGCTGATAGCCTCGACCGCGACGGCGGCGCGACACAGATCAAAGCCGGTCAGGAGCGTCACGCGGGTCGCTGCCCCCGTGCCTGGGCCAAGCGGTCGGCGTGGACAGATACGCGCGCTTTACCGCGCGATCCGATGCACGGATGACGGGGTAGGGCGCCGCAGGTCGGGCAGGCCCGCTGCAATGCCAGCCGCCGAGCACTCGGCCCGCGCGAATGCTGCGCATGGTCGTCCATCAGAATGTCACCTGCTGATCGGCGAGCGAGCGCCGCAGTTCTTCGACCTTGGGACGCGCCAGTTCGAACCGACGCGTCTCCAAGCGGGGGGAGGTGGGCCGCTGCATCCGACGTTCCGCCAACGCCGCGTCGAGGTCGGCGCGCAGCGGGGCGAGGCGGTCAACGGGGGCCTGGCGGAAGACGGAGAGCAGCGACCCGAGCATCAGATCATGCCCAGCGCGGTCATGTAGGTGTGGAGGATGGCTTCCTCCTCCTGGTATTCCTCGCGGCGCTTCTTGCGGATGACCATGATCTTGCGGATCTGCTTCGGGTCGTACCCACGCGCCTTCGCCTCGGCGAACACATCCTTGATGTCGTCGCTGATGCCCTTCTTCTCTTCCTCCAGGCGCTCAGCGCGCTCGATCAGGAGGCGCAGTTCCTCGGCGGTCACGTTGCCAGAGGTGTCGAAATCGTCTGCCATGGTTATGATTCCTTCGTGGTGATGGGGAGCCAGCGGGTACGGGTCTCGCGGTCATGCGGACGGGTCCACACGATCCAGCAGAAGTCCGTCGTGCCGCCGCGAAAGGCCCGATCGCCCAGATCGGCGATCATGTGGCCAGGCGGCATGGATGGGCGCTGCGAGAGCACCAGCACGTCACTGGGGGGAAAGTCGGTGAAGAGCGATTGCCGCCCCTGGCTGGCGAGGAACGACAGTTGCTGGAGGATCGCGACGCGGCGGAGCGGCTTGGCCAGCAGCTGGCGTGCGATCGCCTCGGCGATCTTGAACGGCGGGTTCGTTACCGCCGACACATCTGAGAAACCGGCGAGCGCCCCTGGGAGCGACGGACCAAGCACGTCATAGGCGCCCAGGAAGTGCGCGCAGCCGCGGTCAACGATGTCGCTGCCGTAGGCCACATAGCCCTTGGACCGGAATGCGTCGGGGATCGTCCCACGCCCACAGCACGGGTCCCAGATAATGGTGCGATGCTCGAATGCGATCGCGTCCGCCAGCTGCTCGACGCACCACTGGGGCTCGACATACCAGTCGTCGGCAGCGCGCTCATATGGAGCCGCTCGGACAATGCTGCCGGTGCTCATCGCGCCTGATCCCCCAGGCCCTGCCGGATCAGCTTCCACAGCCGCTCGACCTGCTGCACCGGCATCCGCATCCGATAGGCGGCGTCCGTCAGCGTCGGGCAGCCGTCCGCCATCAATTCGGCCAGCTTGTCCATGCGAGCGATAGAGGGATCGCGGGCCATCAGCGCGGCTTCCGCCGACCGTCACGGCAATAGCCGCAGCGGTATCCCAGGTGGTCCTTCACCAAACGGGTGAAGTGGTCGCCGCATTGGTCGCACTCGCCCTCAATGCCGACCGGGTGATTGGCGGACTGGGCTGCCGCAATGCCCCGTGCGGCTTCGGCCTCGGCAACCTCATTCGCCATGTCGATGTGGTCGGCCATTACGCTGCCACCTCGAACAGAGGGATCACCGCTTGGGCGGGATCGCTGATCGGCAAGAAACGGTACGCCTGCCCGCCGGAGACGATCACCGCCGCCGCAGGCTGCACCATCGCAAGACGCAATTCTTCGGTCGCGAAAGCAGCGCCAGCCGCTCCCGCGTCGTCATTGGCAATCGTCATCGTCGTCACTCCAGAGCCGGGTCAGACCGGCTGATTGGTCCTCATCCGTCTTGCTCGATCGACGCCAACTCGGCGTCCATCGCGGCAAGCAATTCCATCAATTCCATGATCTCCGACCGCACCTTGCGGGCCTCCGCCGGCTCGACCACGCCATCGCGCAGCGCCTCGCAAAGCCCGGACGAGACATCGGCCCCTTCCTTCACCTTGCGTGCAAGCAGGCCCATCAGGTTTGCGCCGGTCGCGCGGCCCTCGGGCACTGCCACGAAAACGCCGCCCATCTGCTTGCATAGGGCGCGGGTGACATGCGGCCAGCCAGACCGCTCGCGCGCCAGCGGCTCCAGGTCCGCGACGACGTCAATCGCGATGAAGCTCTCGGGCCGAGACACGGACTGGTTATCGCCGAGCACCGACTTGCCGACGCGGCAGAAACCCGCCGCCGCCTCTAGGCCGCCGACGCCCTTGACCATCTCCTGCGTCGCGCGCTTCAGGTCGATTTTCTCGGGAGTCATTGATTTCCCTCAGCGGAAATGTCGTCAGCCTTTCCGGATGACGTTGCGGTGTCGCAACGGCCATACGATCCGGCATGAACAGTGATTGCCTTTCCACCGCACCGCGCGCCGTCCGCATCGCGAAAGCCCGCGCGCTGGTCGACAATGTCACCGGCGGCGGCCGGGAGTGCGCCGCCGCCGGTGAAGGTGCTGCCGCCAGAGCATGGGAGTACGGAGGCGGCAGCCGCAGGGAGAGGATGGATACCGGCATAGACCGGATCGGAATGGCCGCAGGTCACGGACTGGCAGGCAGCGCAGGCCATGTCAGCGCCCTCCAGCCGGAGCACTGGACGCGCTCCGGCCTTCGGCTATCGTGCGAGATCCTACACACGCACGAAGAGGTAAATGATGCTCGGCGAAGACCCCACCGCGCTCGCGAAACGGCAGGATTTCAATTACCAGGTGCTGACCTTCACGACATTTTGGCTGACGCGATTGATGCCGACGCTGGCAAAGCAGGGAATTGTGAACCCTCAAGCTCTGAAGGTCATGCATGACACTCTCCAGATTCTTGAGAACGAAGATTTTCTCCCGGTTGATAAGGAGAAGATACTGCTCTGGCGGACGACCTTGGCAAGGGATGCTGGGCTGGAGCAGGCGTGAGATCGACCTCAGCAATCTGACGGATCATCTCGCAGGCTTCACCGCAAGAGGCGCTGCCGGATCCGGCGAAGCCTGCGACGATCTCCCGGATGCGCGCTTCCTGCTCGGGCGTGAACGGCTGCTCGGGGTGGCAGGCCATTATGCTGCTACCTTAGTGCTGGCCGAGCACCGAGGCGCGCGGCGAATGTCATTGCGGATGTCGATCAGCGCGAGCGTTGCAAACAGCAGCAACAGCGCGATGAAGCACTTCACAAGGAAGTCGAAGGGCTCGGGATCGCGCATCTATGCCGCTGCCTGCGCGGAAGCGACGGGCGGCGTCGCGATCAAATCCTCAGCGCTAACCTTGATCTTGCGTCGCTTCGCCTCGTCCAGCACCTCGCGCTGGCGCTGCGCCGGGATGACATCCCGATCCCACCAGCCTTGCACAGTGGTATGCGAGCGATGACCCAGCTTCTCGGCCATTGGCCGAATGCCGCCGAAGCGAGTGATGACAGATCGGATGCCCATGTCATGTGTGTACACTTGGAGCGTACATCTGTCAACGTGGATTGTGTACGTACGTCGCTGGATAATGAAGATGTGTCAAATAACGAATCTACTGGGGCGGCTGTAGCGCGCCTGCGCTTGCGATCTGGCCTCTCTGTTCGTGACCTTGCTGTTGCCGCAGGGTACAACCATGGGTCAGGTGTGCAACGCTACCTCGATCCCGCCTATGATAAGCGGCTACCGGTAGAAGTCGCGGATCGTCTGGCGTCGGCGTTGGTCGGGAAGGGGGATCCGCCGATCACGCGTGACGAAGTTATCGCCCTGACAGGTATCTCGTTTGAAGGCAGGGGCGCCGAACAGCGGGCCACACGTATTGATAAAGCGCCGGATCAGCCATCAGTACGCTCGGTTGATGGTGGAGAAACCGCCCCTGTGGCCCGGCTCGACCTGTCATATTCAATGGGGCCGGGGAGGGATCTCGACGATAGCTATATTGAAAGCGAGGCCTTTGAGTTCGACTTGGGCTTCCTTCGCAGCATGACGGTGACGCCCCCTGATCGCCTACGCATCGTAGATGGCATCGGCGATAGCATGCAGCCGACGCTTCATGATCGCGACCTGCTTTTTGTCGACGTGAACCAGGCGAGCTTGAATGCCCAGGATCGCATCTGGGCAATCTGGCTATTTGGCTTGGGCGCTGTGAAGCGCTTGCGCGCGATCGATACCGAGAAGGTGCTGGTCATCAGCGACAACCCCGACGTGGAAAATCAAATCGTGAATCGGGCCGACATTATCATCCACGGGCGGGTCGTGGGGTCGATCAAGCGGCATTGAGTTTGCAGCCTATTCAATTTGTTGGATCAAGTGGGGGGTGGAATGGGGTACAGTCAGGATGTCATGGACCATCCGCCATTCCAGCTTCATCTCGAGCCAGAGATACCAATCGAGCTTGGCGTCATGCTACGATGCCTCGGCGCGATTGGCCACCAATTCGAGGTTTTTGCAACCGCCGAGGGTCTGACGTCGGCGAAAGACGCTAAGCTACTTGTCTCTAGCGTGAAGCCTGGCTCGATTGATATCGGCCTACTTCCCGACCTTTCTACGCTCGGCACACTTGTTGCCCCGGTCATGGTTTACTCAGCGCCGGTTTTGAAATTCGCGACCGCCCTTAAAGGCTTAATTGATAAGTTTAAAAAGAAACCTGAGCCGGTTGGTATTACTATAAAAGATTGCTCTGACGTTGCTAATATCGTTGCTCCGTCCGCGCAGAGCGGAGGGACTCAGACAATCCATATATACAATGCACCTGTTTACCAACCAGTGGTGCATGTGACGCAGGAAGATGCAAAGCTTATTCAAGCTAACGCGTTGGAGATGAAGGCACTGCTTGAGGCTGAGGCTCTCGAGGTCGTTCAGAGGACGCCAATGATCCTGTACGGCATGGATGCGGATGCCGCCCGGACAGCCGGTGCCCGGAGCCCGGACAAAGCGATTATTGAAGAGATAGACCCTAAGCATCGGCCTGTATTTTTCGAAGATGAGTTCGCCGGGCTAAAATCTGAGATGCTCGCTGGGCACGACAACCCGTACAAGCGGATATACTTTGTAGACGTGAAGGTGTCACGGGTTGCCGGTCGCGTAGTGAGTTATCGCATAATTGGATTCCATGGGTCAGAAGAAATACCCGACGAAGAAGACGACTGAGAGCCTGCTTTCCCCTGTCCGCGACCCATGGAAAAATGGCCGGATGGTTTACCCCTTTTTCGGGGCTTTTTGCGGAGGCGCATACAAAAAACGTACACTCAATGTGTTCAGCCTGTTGACGGGTGTACATTATAAGCGTACATCCTCCTCACCGCTGATCGCCGCCTGATGCGAGCGAAGCGGTCGAGGAGATCGCTATGTCCTGCATCGCGGGCATTCCCCAGCATAGGAACGATGATCGCCGGCAGATGACGCTGGCGGCGCTGCGGGCACGGTACCAAGCGCTGTCGGTCTCGAAGCAGGTCGACATGCTGCACCTGATGGCGCGCGGCTGATGCTTCGGTCATCGCTTCCCCAGCGTAAGCCGATGAAGTCCGCCAAGGCGGATGCCGGACTGCGCTGCCGTCAGCACCTCCAGTGGATACGGGGCCATGTGTGCGCAGTCTGCGGTACGCGCGGCGACGAGGCCAATAAGATCGAAGCCGCCCATGTGCGCCGCGCCGCCAATTCCGGCGTCAGCATCAAGCCGAGCGATGCGTACACCGTGCCGCTGTGCGCGGCCTGTCACCGTGAAAGCCACCGCGGAGAGAAGTCTTTCGAGGCGAAGAACAACGTCGACCTGATGGCGATCGCCCAGGGCCTATACCGCAAGTCGCCTCACCGCCTGAATCTGGCCGATCCGTGGGGTGCGTGATGACCGCCGCACGCCGTCCCAGCCCTGTGAAGCTCGCCGAGATCGACCCCGATTTCGACCAGGTCTTCCACGGCTTGCGCTGGAAGGTGGCGCGCTACCGCCAGCTCAGCCCCATGATCCTGTCGGCGTCCACCGATCCCATGCAATATCAGAAGCTTGGGGCGATGGCGGCAGAGCGGGGTGACATCTTTGCCACCCTCCACGACCAGGCGGACAAGATGAAGATTGGCTCGGCCTATGCACTGATGCGGCTGGTCGAGACGGTTGAGGCACTGACCCGCCGGGCGCGCGGGCGCGAAACGTCGCCGGCGGCCAACGCCGTGATCGCTGAGCTTCGCGAGGAACTGGGCCGCGCGGAGAAGGCCGCCGAGGAAGCGCGCGTCGAATATGTGCTCCGCCGCCGCATAGCGAAGGAGGCTGTCGATGCCGCCGCGTCCGTCAGCGCCGCCCTCCGGTATGTGGAGGCGAGCCTTGGCTGATCCCAATCTCCCGCCGATCGGACGGCAGCCGTCCGTCCGCCAGGTCGCGCCCTCAATCCGCACGCCATGGTACGGCAATATCGTCCGTTACGATGACCGCGACGGCATACAGTCGGGTGGCGAACGCTGGACGACCCAGCAGGCCGCCGCGATCTTGCAGCGTGGACTGGACCCGCTGACCTGCGAGGCGATGGAGGTCCGGCGCCAAGCGGTGAATGCCGAGGTGTGGAGCCCGGTGGGGTCGCTGCCCGCCGTCTTCGCCTTCGACTGCCCGATCATCAAGCGGATGGCCGGCGGCAAGGTGAAGGTCATCGCGCCCGACGGCCAGCCCAAGATCGTCTTCGCCAATGGCTGGGGGCACCACCCGATCCGGCGCCCATCGCAGCCCGAGGACGGCTTCTCGCAGGCCCGCATTTTGGGCGCTGGCGGCTCCGGCGCGCGCCCTGTCTTTTCCACCACTCGGAGGCCCATCCGATGACCCCGTCACCCTTGGCTGAGACCCTGCAGATCGCCGCATTCGTCTTCGCGGGCGGTGTCGCGATGCAGACCATCGTCGGCTCGCTGGCGCCCAACTGGGGCCGGATCATCGCCATCCTCTTTCCCGTCACCATTGCCGCCTCGGCCGATCAGGCTGGCTCCACGCTGCGCACCGATGAGGCCGGTGCCCAGCCAACCGCAGAGGTCCAGTGATGTCCGATTTCGAGCGTCAATATGCTGAGGCCCGGCGTCGCAATGCCGAAATTAACCGCCGCATGGAGCAGTGGGCGCGGGTCAATGCCGGGATCGGTGTCGGGGCGCTTGCCACCTTCGTCGTAGCACTGATCCTCGTCGTCTATGCCTTGGTGTCGCGCTGATGCCCTCCGTCTATCGCTCCGTCACCATCGCCCCCGGTCACACGCTGAGCCTGCGCCGCGCGCGCCAGCAGTCCGACCGCCCAGGCTTCGTCACCGTCACCGGCCGCCGCCGCGCGCCCTTCGACGTGAAAGCTTCCCTCTGGAATGAGGCTCCGATCTCCAATGCCTAACCATGTAACGTCCCGGTGCGTGATCACCGGCCCCGCCGCTGACGTTGCTCGCTTTCGTGAGCAGATGATCGTCACGAAGATGGAGGAACCGGAGGAGTGGTGGCGCGCCGACCGCAAGCCCCAGCCGTACACGACGTTCGATTTCGACGCGATCATCCCCATGCCGGAGGTATTGCGCCGAGCGGAGGATTCGACTGCCGCCGAAGAGGGCATGGCGATGATCACGGCTCGAGGGGAGCGTGGTGCGCCGTTCGCCACCTACGGACTTTATGCCGCCCGCATCGCTTGGATTCGTGCACAGGCGGGTCTGTGCGCTGATGCGTCAATATCCGCCGTGGCGGGCGCGTTCCTGGAGAAGCATCCGAGGTGGGAGGAAGCAGGCAAGGCCCGCATGCAGGCGCTGACTGAGACGGGCTTTGTAAGCTGGTATCCGTGGTCGATAGCGAATTGGGGCACGAAGTGGGGTGCGTATGCCTTCAGCCTGGCCGCAGAGGAACCGCTGACCATCAAGTTCGAGACGGCCTGGAATTTCCCCACTCCGGTCTTCGAAGCGCTGATCGCCGCATTTCCGACACTGACATTCGACTGCATCTGCTTTGATGAGGGGTGGAATTTCGCAGGTGAGGGCGTCTTCGCCGCCGATGTCACCACGTTCCGCGAGGTCAAGGCAACGGATGCCATGTACGAGCGCGTGTACCTGCGGAAGCCGGAGCGTGACGAAGACGACGAGGATGCCGACGGCAAAGCCGCCCCGGGCGCCGCCGATCCGCAGGAGGCCGCCCGTGGCTGACCAAATACCCGATAGCGCGAAGTTGCTGCCCACCGATAAGTGGGGGGAGAACGCCCTCTCCGCAGACGCGATCCGCCAGGGGGAGGGGTGGCAACCGATTGAGACTGCCGTGCTATGGGAGGTCTACATCGTCACGGACGGCGTCAATGCCGCGATGTCGCAATATGCGGAAAGCGATCACGGCGACCGCTATTGGGCAGTAGAGCCGGAAGACGCCCTCGAATGGGTGCCGACGCACTGCATCGGCACCCCCGCCTCTCACGCCAGCGATGGGGGAGCGAGCAATGCGTAAGCCGTTCCGATGGGAAGCCGATTGCCTTGCCGATGATCCGTTCGCGGGAGACTTCGGCAATGGCGAGGTGGCGCTTTCCGATAAGATGGTCACGAACCGGGGCGGTGGGACCTGCCACACCTGCGCCGGACCATGCGAGCCGGGCACCCGCAACCGAGTGCTTACCGAGCGCGGTGACGAAGGCCTCGAGACCTTCCGTTGGTGTCAGCCGTGCTGCTTCGCGATGGCGGTTTACGACCGCCGCCCGAGCATCGGTGACGCACGCTTTGCCCTTGGCGAACAGCGCCGGGCTGAAATGCGAGGTGTAGCATGACCACCCGACAGACGCCGGATGCTGTGCGCGAGGCGGCAGAGGAAATTGTCGCTCTCCCTCATTTTCTTGATATCGGTTACGCGCAGGACATAGCCCGTCGCATCCTCGCCGCCCTCGACAGCCGCGCGGGCGATGCGGGGGAGATCGATAACGGTTATAGCGCAGATGACGCCGTTGATTTCGTGTTCAACCGGCTCGCTGAAAAGCTGGGGCTTGCCGAGTGGCAGGTGGTCGAGGGCAGCGAGGAATGGGAAGGGGATGTTTCCGCCACCCTTCACCGCCTGCTTATCGATGCTGGGATCATTGACGACGAAACAGGCGTCGTTGCGACTCTCGCCACCCCCGCGCCCGCTGTCGATGCGGTCCCGGCGGGGGAGGTGTATACGCGAGAGCAGATCAATTCCGCACTACGAACGGCGCGATCCAATGCCATGGAAACGTTCGGCATTCGATGGGCGCATCTGGAAGAAATTAGCCGGATCGAATTGACGCTCTCCGCTCTCTCCGCCCTCTCGCACGGGGAGGGGCGGAAGTGAGGGAGGTGCTCGACCTGTTCAGCGCGGCCGCCGGGGGCTGGTCCCTTGGTATGCACCGCGCCGGTTTCACAACGACCGCTGCCTGCGAGGTCGAAGCGTGGCGGCGCGCGCTCTATTCCGAAAACAATCCAGGCGTGAAGGTTTACGACGATGTCCGCACCCTTACGGCAAACCGACTTCTCGCTGATCTTGGACGGCTTCCGTCCATCGTCGTCGGCTCCCCTCCCTGCCAAGACATCAGCAGCGCCAACACCAAAGGCCGCGGCGTCGAAGGGGAGCGCTCGGGCCTCTACTTCGAAGCCATCCGCATCATCGGAGAGGTCCGTCCTCGTTGGTTCGCTCTTGAGAACAGCTCTAATCTCCGAACTCGGGGCGCTGACGCCGTCATCGCTGCACTGGAGGCAATCAGCTACGCCTGCTGGCCGGTCGTGGTTCGTGCTGGCGACGTCGGAGCAAATCACGAGCGACCCCGCTGCTGGCTCATCGGGTGCGACCTTGCACAGGTTGCACACCCCAACAGCAACCGGGAATTTGCATCACCCGTCCATGCAGAAATGGCCATCGTGCGAGGGCTGGGATCTGATCGGCAATCCACCGCTGAGCACGCCGCGCGCGTCGGACATGAAGGCGGGGGGGCACGGCGACACGGGCCGGATGGGATCGGCGCGCCATCAGTTGCAGGTGGCGATGCTGGGGACGCCAACGGCCAATCCCGCCCCACGGGGCTCGGTGCTAAGACGGCAGAAGGGGCGGATGACAACGGACCAGGACGACTTCGATCGGACTCCGAACATGGGCGAGGTCGTGCACTTCCTGATGGCCGAAACACTCCCAACCCCGACCAAGCGGGACAAGCGGATGGATGCATGGTCGCCAGCGTACGACAAGCGGAAATCGCCGACGATGGACGCGGTGCTGGACGGAGCGCAGACGGGCAGGGCGCCAGACAAATGGGCCTACGCTCGCCAGATCGCGGCGATGCTCACCGAAGCGGGCCTGACTGGTCCCTCGGCCACCTTGCCGACCACTTACGGCTGGATGATGGGCTATCCGCCAGGCTGGCTGGGACGCGCGTTGATGTCGGCGATGGCAAAGGGCAGTCTGCGGCCAGCCTCATCGTCGAAGCGTTCGGCGACGCGGTCATCCCGCAAATCCCCGAAGCCATAGGCAAGGCGATCCTGCGCACGGAAGCGGCGTTGGCTGCCATCTATGGGAGGGCCGCCGCATGACCGCCTCCGGTTTCGCGATGAGCGAGAGGCGTGTGGGTGCGGACGGATATCGTGTGATCCGCCCCGGCACGCCATTAGTCGCCACCGAATACTGCACAGGCGGGCGCTGCGTGCAGATGGCGGGGGAAGGGCCTGAGGTGCGCGAGAAGTTGAAGGGAGGGAGGGATGGGTAGGGTTGCTCTGACGCCTCGCCTAGTCGGGGAGGAACAGGCTGCGTCGTATATCGGACGCAGCCGGACAGCTTTCCGGTCGCAGAGGCTGGCCGGACAAGTGCCCGCCCCTTCCGACCACAATGGTAAAATTCCGCTATGGGATACCCGTATTCTGGACGCCTGGGTTGACGCGAAAAGCGGCCTAGGCGCATCCAACGACGGATGGGCAGACTTTTGATTCCGGGCGTCGTCCAGAAAAAAGGCCAGACCTATCGCCGCTTCAAGGTGAAGGTGGATGGCAAGTGGAAGGACCACTACGTCAAGTTGCCAGACCCGAGCAGCCCCGGCTTTGCCGAGGCCTTGGCGAAGGCGAATGGTGCCAGTGCCGTTCGCAGCGATCCGGTCGCGGGCACATTTGCTGCGCTGGCGGTTGAGCACCGTAAGCGCCTGACGACCTCCAAGCTGGCGGACAGCACCAGGCGCAACAAGCTGTATTATGTCGCGCTGATCGAAGAGACGATCGGTGCGCGTCCCGTTCGCTCAATGAGGCCGTTCCACTGCTACAAGCTCCGCGATCGGTATGCCGACAAGCCGGGCAAGGCCAACAATTTGATGGCCGTCCTGAAGGCCATGCTGACGCAGGCCGTCGAATATGACTGGATAGCGACCAACCCGGCCGCAGGCATACCCCTCTTGGAGATTGGCGAGCATGAGCCTTGGCCAGCCGAGGTGCAGGAAGCTGCGCTGAGAGATGCCGATCCGATGCTGCAGTTGGCAATCATCACCGGCCTATGCGGTGGTCAGCGCCTGAGTGACTGCATCCGCATGGCGCATAGCTGGCACGATGGTCGCATCATGCAGATCCACGGCCAGCAGAAGACCGACGTTGCGGTGGCCATACCGATGCACCCGCTATGGACGGCAGCTATCGCCAGTATGCCCAAGAAGGCGACGACGCTGTTATATGATCGGTCCGGCAAGCCGTTTAGCGGCCCCGATCGCATTCAAGAGCGGCTGCGTCGGCTGATGCATAAGCTAGGCTACGTGGATGACGATAGGCAGTTGCTCTACACCTTCCACGGCCTGCGCAAAAATGCGTGCTGCTATCTGCTCGAATTGGGCCTGAGCGATACGGAGGTAGGCGCAATCCTCGGCATGACGCCGGAAACCGTCAGGCATTATGGCAAGCGAGCGCGCGTGCTGGTCATTGCCGAAGGTGCATTGGAGCGTGTGACCAGCGGCAAGATTTTGAGCTTTGGGGGAACTGGTGGCGATTCTTGTGGGAACCAGCCTGTCAGTAAGAGCACGCTAAGTGCTTGA